ATAATATCATAAACAATACTTTGAGCGATACGACTTTTGCGCGGCATCATCAACACTGGGGCTCTATCCACATTATACATAGGTTCAATAACTCGGGGTAATTTCCCCATAACCTGTAATCCCAGATCTGATAAATTCAAACTATCATCAATTTCATCATATTCCATAGCTTGAGGCGCAATACTAAATCCTTCAGGATAGAAAAATTTAAAAACTTCATCTATATCCTCTTGAAAAATTAAAGAACCAATCCCATAACCATCAACTACATGACCAGCGGTGTGCATAGCTATTATCTTTTTGCAATTCAATGCTGAATCACAATGCATAACGGCCACGCCACAATCCCCTGCTGATGTGCAACAATTATAATAATGTAGCGCAATAGGGATACAAATTTCTCGTTTAGAAAATTTTCCTCCATATAACGGATCTTCTTTACTATCGTGCATATAAGTTGCTAATTTATAAACTCCATTGGTGACGCCCATAGTTGTCAACTCAAATGATGATGCACGTTTACCGTACATATAGAGAGTTGTTAAACTAGGTCTATCATTACTATTAATAAAGAATTTCTTTATGTGAGGACGTTGTACTAAATGTTTTATTCTAAAATATGCTAAATCCTCTGTATGTTGATATTGTAACCTACACAATTGGAGAGAATTCCAATCAAGAACAACTTCTAAAATCTCATTCCAATTTAGACATAATTTCACGTCACATCCACATTCATTCCAATAATCTTTCATTTCAAACCATCGATACCAAAAATGGTAGGGTGCTACAAACACATCTGAACCAAGACAAATGCCTGATCCAAAACGTCTATTATGGACTTCAACACCATCTTTATAAACTCTAATAGTAAATTTACACATTTGTTTATTAATTATATTTTCTACTATTGTATTTTGCTGATCGTAACTCTGTGCGACAACTCCTGTTTGTTTAGGTACGCGCAATATCTGTGCGACTTTTGGTTTTAATTTAGCTTCATTAGATTGTGCTTCAATATTAGGTTGAACCATCAATGGTTGACACAACACATTAACGTATTCTACATATTTATCAAAAACCTTATATAATGCATACCAACCAATTGCGAACCGTACAATAGGAGCGTAAGGGCCTAACATCTCAAACCCAGTTGTTACTAAGTTCTTAAAATGAAACCACAATTCACCAACCCATTTCTTTGCTGACATTGCAAAACGCCGCCACCATGTCATATTCTGACGCATATAGTACTCAGCACCTAACAACTCAACACATAAATTAATTCGTGCAGAAGCTCTGTGTGGATCATCTCTATTTTCACTAAACATTTGTAAG